TGCTCTGTATTATCGCTGCTTCTTCTTACCCTGATAGCACTACCCGCATAATCACAATCTAATTTGCGTAATGAATAAGCTGCTGCTGCCCCGCTATATTGGTCAAGCAGGTAAGAGCAGGAGGCCGCCGTTGGCCTGTAATAAGGATGCGTCCTCACTATCTGCCCCTGTGTAATAAATGGTAATAATATCAGTACTATCAGTAACCTCATTTACGATAACCATTTAAAGTCAATGAAAAATATTTTGGCTTTGTCGCTACTGTTGAAGTCTTTACCCACACCCAAACACCGGGAGGTATTTTAGTATTGGTAATGCTTGTTACGTTTGTTCCTGTTGTTGTACTTGTAACCTGATTACCTGATGTATTTAAAGCGGTTGCACCTGCTTCTACATTCAATGAATCGTTGTACCAAATCTTGTACGTTACATCGGGTGAAGTGCCTTGCAATACCGCCCTGAAGGAAGTCACCACAATAGTATCAGCATCGTTATAAAATGAGCCGTAAATGGCTGATGTGGTGAAGGCTGTTGTGTCACTATCTGCGCCGCTACCTGCACCAAAGACAAGATTAATTTTTTGTTGAGGCCAATTAGCCGCATACTCCCATCTTCCGTTCCTTGTGTCCCATGTCATAGGCTTTTTATGGGTGGTATCAGATATGTCTGACCATGTGCGGAGGGAATCGATGTTGAGTTTACCTCCTCCGGGTAAAAAATAAATAGAATCTCTTTGGATTACAACTTCTGATTTAAAAGTTGAAGATGTTGAAGATGATAAAGATACAGACGTAGTATTAATAATAGATTGTTGCGTTGTTGCACCTGCTGTTAAAAAAGATAAACCGCTACCTGTTGATTCTATACCAAATTCCCCGTTTGTAGCGACTGAAAAATCCCCCGTCAACGTACTCCCTGCCGTCAACACCTGCTGTAATGTAGGAGTAGTAACCAACGTAGCAGGATCTATCCTTTCAACCTTGCCTGTGGCTGTGTCTATTAATGCAACCTTTCTGCCAGTTGTGGATGATACTGTTGGTACTCCTATTGTGTAAACATCCCGTGCATCTAAATAAATATCTCCTGTGGTTTTTAACCCTATTTCAGAAACACCACCATTTATTTCATTTACATAGGTAGGGCTAAAAGCACCGCCATCACCAAATCTTATATATCCAAAATCAGTCCCTATCCCCAAATACCCAACATTTGCGCCTGTATAACCGTCTAACTTTAATAGATTAGTCTCGCTTCCAGTAATTATAGTAGGCTCCGTCAGCGTACCCCCCAACTTAAACTGTGAACCCGAAAGCGTTAGGCCGTTGCCTGCGGTGTAGGTTCCGCCACTTCCTGATATTGCACTCCATTTAGAACCGTCCCAATAGTAAAGCGTTGTTCCTTTCCTGGCTATGTGTGTTTTACCTACACCCCACGAAGGAACTTGTAAAGTATCTGAAGGAATATAAAGCAACGTATCAGCACCGGTTCTTTTCCAACCAATACCATAAGTATTTGGCTGCTGTAAAATCTGCGCCTTTAACGTAAAATTCAATACCAGTAAAAAAATAATAGTTAATATCCGTTTCATTAGTCCCATATTATAAAGTCTAAAACTTCACCATTTAATAAAGCATCATTATCCTGTAAAGCAACAGCCCCCGTAGTTGACTGAATGCCTTTATAGCTTCCTAAATCAGTACCCACCACTCTTAATTTGTCAGAATCAGTCGGAACAGTAGTTATGATCCTTTTATAATCACCCGCCCTGTATGCGGCTAAAACTATCTTACCAGCCAACCCAGAAACAGTAAAAGAACTGCCCTCAGAACCCGTACCGGTATAAGTCAATATTTTTGTCCTTGCCATGTCAAAATCTGTTTCAAATGTTACATCATTAGCAGGTACTTGACACCTGTCAGCTAAAAAATCTACATTGATACCTATCTCAATGACAGTACCTGCCGCCATGTCATTTAATACCTCTGTCACCTGTGTAGCTGGTGAATTCTGCACCACTAACCAATCATCTTCATACTCATAATACATCAGCATGGCAATCATATCAGCTGCAATGCTTGACGTATCACTTAATACTTCCTGCTCATATGTTTCCTTCCCTTCTGCATTGGAAACCCTGTCCAATACATACAGCCGGAAATTATACCGCTGTAACTTCTGTTCCCTGTCAATAGAACCCGGCAAGGATTCTAAAAACACAGCAGGAAAGGAAATCTCAGCATTAGCGTCAAACTCCCAACTATCGCCATAGTAAAAACTATTGACCTGTTGATGGCTTAGTGCCAGCGTTTTTATCCTTTCTATTACCTGGTTTAATGTTAGCGGCATTTTTTGCGAAGTACTGTTTTAACTTTTCTAAGTTTTTTTTACTTACGTTTTTACTCATCACAATTACAGTTGCAATTATTTTTATCCAATGACTGACATACATGGTTGCCTAAATAAATAGGCATATTGTAACTATTCGCCTCCGGTACTATCGTATCAAGCGTATCACCCGGATTCAGGTACTCAGGTAAAAAAGATTCTGTTGCGTAATGCTTTAAATACTTATTCAACCTGTCAGCGTACCATTCAGCCCGTACCCTGTACTTGTTTGACAAGTCGATCAGTTCAGACATACTTGGTAACTCAGTACTATCTCCCTGCTTACGGATAACTCCCTTGTTGTAGAACTGAAAAGAAAGTGCCTCAGGCAAGGATGCCAGTGTGTAGTATAACAGACAATCGATAATATAGTCATCTAATAAGTCTTTGTAGTCGCCTGCTATCGTTCCGGCATCGACATCGTCAACAATCTTGTTATAAAGAGCTGTTCCCAAAATAGGGTGAACGTACATATCCTGTGCCGCCTTAATCTCGGGGTAAAGGAATCTGGGATCAATGTTCCCATGAATAGATGTCCTTTCCTTCAGTATCTCATCACTTATCAGTAATACGTTTTTGCTCATTTCTTTTTAATTACAAGTAAACGCCTCCATTCATGTCTGCAATATGGTTTGTTACCCCAGAATCCACCGGCACGATCAAAAACAGAATAGCCTAATCTTTGTGATATTGTTTCTATTTCTGCCCTTGTGTAAACCCTGTCCAACTGTATCAGCCTCCTGCAAAAAGGACGGGTAGTGTCGATTATTTCATCACCTTTCGCCTCTGGTTTCTTTTCGTAAGTGTATTTTACAAACACATCAACCGTCTGAGGTTTTGGCCGGTAATCAATAACCTCAGGATTTATAGCCCTTTCAATAATTGTATCAATGCCCAACGATTTAGTTACCTGAGTAATCACACCATCTTTTGTGAGTTCCTCAATTCTTTTACTTACATACTCAGGGGAAGATTTTACCGCCGCCGCTATGTCTTTAGGGTCAATCCGCTTGTCCTTGCGGATCATATTGATAATATTACTGTCCACTTGTGTCAGGTCAGCAAAGGCCATATATTCAGAATCATCACCTGCGAAGTGCATTGATTTAATTACTGTGTAATCCTTCTTACTCTCTCCGCAAGCAGCAAACATAGCCGCCACTTCGTCCTCTGAATATTCGGCAGAAAAGTTTTGCTCTTCACTAAGGAAGGTTTCAATATCTGTATCACTTAACCCATAACTGTTTTTAAGCAGTATTACAGCCTCTTCTTTTTTCAGCTTACCATTTCTGTACTTATTTAAAACCCTCTGTAATTGCTGAAACTGCCTGCCGGTTAGGTTTTTCAAATTCTCATTTACCTGTGGCTGAACAGAATCAGGTGTAACCACAGGCTGATATTTTGCAGCATCAATTTCTAATTGCTCCAACACCCATTCTTTAGGCAGCATGTCTTTAAAGTCAACCGGATTGAGTGAAAGGTTAATCGGATCCGTTGGTACTACTTTACTCGGCTGAATACCTACAAGCGGCATGATTAATTCAGCCACTTCATTTAATGCCATCTGCTTATCGTTGACGTAAGTATTCTTGAATATCTCGTAAGCATCCTGAAGCTCATTTCTGCCTCCTAATTTGCCAGGCTCCATGATACCGAATAGCATTGGAGATGTCACCAAATGGCCGGAAAATATCTCTGCCTGTGTGGTTTTATTTAACTGGTCGAAAAGTTTATCTAAATCTGTTGTAGATAGGTCTTGAACTATCGGAGCTTTGGCAGGGTCCTGATTGAATACCAACATGAAGTTGCCTGAGTTCTCACTACCTGCAAACTTGTTTTTAAAATCCCTTTCAATCTGTGCCTTTATTTCTTTGGTAGGTTCGCCGTTATTGAATACGATCATCTTTGAGGCAAACATTCCGTTTTTGATGACGGAAAGATTGTATTTGGAAATCTCCACATCTGTTTCAATGTCATTCAATGCCCCGAAGTAACCAGGCAAAGGATAAACATCAGCCCCTGGCCTGTATTCGTTATACGCAAAAACCTGAACGCCTTTTTTATTGTTCAGATCGAAATCAGGAATAAACACCGGAGCATCTTTGCCGACACTTGAATACTTGCCCCACTCTTTACAATACCAATATCCGTTGTCCTCTTTTGACCTCCTTAAATACTGAAAGGGGATATGCCTCAACTCTGCTGAGCCGTCCATCTTCCAAAGAACTTCCAACCTGCCGCCTCCGAATAACTCAATATCCTGAGCAAACTTTTTATAAACCTTGTTAAAGGTTTCACCGGATGAATTTACCTTAACATTACCGCCCTCGTAACCTTTACCAAAAATGTAAACGACCTTACCATTTACGATAGCGTTATGGTTTGAACTCTTATTATACAGGTATAAAAGATGCTGCGGGAACTTGTTATCCTCCCCGAATAAAATCCAGTCTTTAGATTTTACTTCTTTATACTCAGGTACTTTGTTATCAGCAAAGCCTAAGAACATTATATTATCAGTAAACTTAGCCTGCATACTTCTTATACGTTGTGGCTACATCGTACTTCTCAAATTCAAACTCAGTAGCCGGATTTAAAACCAATATTCCCCGTTCAACCTCTGTTAATCCAGTTGAGTCAACATTTGATGAACTCGCCTGCTCATAAACTTTATACAGATATTCACCTGTTGGCTTGTTTAAAAAAACTGTACTTGTATTGATAGGGAATTTATTATACCTGTCCTGGTAGCTGCTTTCATCTTCAGCAAAGGAGTAAATCTTTGTAGCGGTGTAACCTTCGGGATTGCTTGTAAATACAAAAAGGTAATACCCATTATCTAACGTCCTCTTTTCGTTGAGTGTTACAATAAGATATTCTGCCGTCTGCCCTTGTGTTAATACCAGCATAACTTTAAATGGCAGTATGTCTGTTTTGTTCCAAAAAAAAGCCGCCCCTACTGAGGACGGCCTACCCAACTATTCACCAAACTAAACTCCCTAAGGTGTGGTTAATGCTGAAATAATACCACTACTAACTTCGTTTGCCGGATCAACATTATCACTTGTAAATGTCAGCTCATAACCATTACGGTCACCCATTGCAGTACCGGAACCGGCGCGGCCTCCCGACCTTTCCAACCCGTTTTCCTGGCCAAGTAACCAATATTTACCATTACGATCTTCGACCACCGCAAGCAACCTATTTTGAGCAAGCAAAGCTATTTCCTGAGAAGTAGCTGCCTGCATTTTATTGAGGATAATACTTAGCGTTTGTGTGTGGAATGATGTACCGTTTTCTGCGCTGTCATTATAAGCCTCTTCCCAATTACCAGTAGCCCTTTGCAGGTTGTATTTATAGAACCGGCCACCGTTTGCTTTAGCAATAGCTGACACAGTACCATTACTTTCGGTAACACCCGATACGTTGTCAAACTCGATAAAGTAAACCGATTTAATACCACCCGCCGAATCCCGGCAGCTTAATGAGTAACCTTGCGTTAAAGCACAAGCCATTTGAAAATATTTTAAGGGGAGTTATTAGCTCCCCGTTAATTAACTATTTGCGTATTCTACAATCTCACCTGGGAATGCAATCTGCCAACCCCTGCGATAACGGAATGAGTATTTCACATTATCGTCATCCTGAGAATACCACATTTTACCCTCTTCTTCTTCATTCTCCATGTCAACACCTAAGAACAGGTTACGATCTGGATCGAGTGCGAAGATGAACGGAGCAGATGCACCGCTTGAACCTGTCAGGCCATCCAGACCATGTACCGGCACGATCTCATGTACTGAACCTTCAGCCTGAATACCTTTTTGCGTTCCAGAACCAACGGCTACATGGAAAAGGTTAGCATCCATCAACGCTTGGCGATATGTTTCGGCAGCATCGTAACCCATGAAGATTTTTACATTCGGGTTACCCTTCAATGCGGCAGGAATCTTACTGATAATGCTCTTTACAATAGCCCTTGCATTGGTTGCGTTCCATGTGGAAGCAGTGGCAACATTTGTACCTGATGCGGCAGCTATGATCTTAATCAGGCCGTCATACTTATTCAGGTACTCGTCTGTACTGGTTGTATCGCCCTGCCAGTCCATTTTCTCCTGATGTGCTTTGATCTGTGCAACCAAATCAGCAACCATCGCAGCAGGAATATCACCCTCACTTTGCTCCTGTCCTTTTTTCAGTAAAAGTTGTGTCCACTTAGCCTGAAGTGTACGGAAACACAAAGTGTCCTGATACTTAACGGCTTTAGTAGTGATTGTCCTCTGTGTGAATGTAGTACCACCTGAAGCATTGAAACCACAAGTTTCACCGCTTTGAGGAACGGGTGTAGATGTCAAAATCTGCAATGCGGATGCAGACTTAACGCCGGTTTGAATGTTAGCATAAGATGCAGTTTCCGCCGTGAACTGCAACGCTGTGAGAAGTTCCTTCGACTGTTCATTAACGTAATCAGTCAGGGACGAAACTGTAAATCCTGTTGCCATGTGTTATTTGTTTTTAAGATTGTTTAAAATTTTTGCCAGGTCTTTCACCCTGTCTGCTTTGCTTTCTGTCTTTTGTGTGCTGAAATTGTTTTTGTTACCCACTACACTGTCAGCCGTAGGGGTTTCAATGATCTTACCTACCAGTTCAACCAGTGAGGTAATTGTTTCATTTGCTTTATTGAACTTTTCTGCAAACTCACTGAGTTGTGTAGCCTGCTCGCTGAACTTAGCCTCGTAAGAAGTGCTGAGGTCGGTAAATCTTTGCTCAATAGCGGCAAATTGTTCTGAGTAATCAGTTGGCTTTTGCATTTCTTCGACAGGTGCTTCATCTTTTTCAACTGATTCAATTACACCACCTTCGCCTACTGTTATTTTTGTGCCGTCCGATAATTCGTGAACACCGGCAGGGGCAGGGGCATCGCCTATTTTTACTACACCGCCCACTTCCAATTTATCAACGGTCACCACTGTACCGTCTTTGAGTGTGGCCTCAGTTAGTTGTACGGGTGCAGCCGGAGATTGTACTTCCGGGTTACCCAAAAACTTTTCCTTAAACTGATTCCATAAATCTTTTATCTCTGACATAAAACTTATTTCTTCCTGTAAATGGCTGTTATGTTTCTGTGTTCCACTTATCTGCATGAATGAGAAGATCCCCTCAACGGAAAAACCTTTAACCTCGCCGCTTTTAATCTTATTCCAGACCTCGTCATTTTCCACTTTGGCCGATATAAACCAGGTTCCGTCCGGTGAATCTTCAAAACCCTTCATGGGTGATATTCCCCTTTCTGCATCACTTACGAATGATTCAAAAATGGTTACCCCGTCAAGTGACAGGTTAGGGTCATGGAAAAGGTTGATGTTCTTTTGGTAATCCTTTTTGAAAAACTTGATAGCGATTTCTCTGATAGTTTCAGGTGAGAAAAAGACGTTGTACTCACCGTTAGTATCTTTTCTGTAAATAAGTTGGTTTGCTATCATTGCGGGGCCGGAGATGATCCGCTTTTCTTCATTGATAGCGAACTGTAAAGCCTTATTAAAGGCTAAAAAGTTTTTTTCAATGGCCGGTTTGTCAACTAATGCGACAAAAGAAACTTCAACCTCAGACGATTCATCCGGGTTGATGACCATTTCATAAACGGGTAATGCCATGAAAACAAATGGCAAAAAGTAGGGGAGTGTTCCGCTTATATCCTTGCAGCCCTGTTTAACCGTCTGATGCGTTCCTGATTATTGGTAACATCTGATTCAACTACAAATGCCCGTACTGTTGCGTTCCCGATCTGGTTAATCTGGTCTTGTTCTAACCTTGTACGGCTTGCCAGTGGTGATTGTGGCTGAAGGGGTGCAGATGCTTGAAATCCTGATAGACCGGCAGTGTTTACAGAACCGCCGCCACCTTTACCACCTGGTACACTTACCTTCATTATCTCCTTAACTTGTTTCAAGCCCAATGCGATAGTACTAATCACAGTGGCAACCCTTACAAAGGGCCCAGCAGGGCCATAACCGGAATAATCACCAGCTAATGCTTTTGATGCGGCTAAATATGTGTTTATTGTTGCACTCGCAATGGCTAACACTTTACCGGCTGCTGTTTCTTTGCCTGCTAAATCGGAAAGAACCATTAAAGTATTAGCATACTGTTGTGCAGCAGCAGCTTTTTGTTGTGATTCTCTTTCGGCAAATTCAATCCTCGCAAGTGCTAATGCCTCCTCGTTTTGAGTATACATTTGCGAATTAGCCAACTGCCTTTCTAAACTTGCTGCCTGTCCTGCTTCGTTTAAATCCCTCAAACGGTTCTTTTCCTCAAATTCATCCCGTTCTATTTGGTTCATCATTTGGGTTAATGCCCCAACTTCTTCAACTTCTTTTTCTTTTTGAATACCTGCGGGAGTAGTGGCTTTACCTGTTCCCTTTTTTGCACCACCACCAACAGAACCACCTAAACTTGTAAGACTTCCCCCTACTTGAACCGATTGCCTTAAAAGGTCATCAGCCATCTTATTGATTCTGTCTGCACTTGAAAGCTGCTGCCTTAATTTTTCGAGTGCAGCCTCTTTAACATTAGTTGGAATATCTGCTTCCTGAATAGCTTGCTGCTTTACTAATATCTCAGCCGTATCTTGTGCAGCCTTTGCATATAAAGCCTGTGCCTGTGCTTTTAATCCTGTATTCTTTATAAATGCCTCTGCATTCTCATTCAGTATTCTTTCAGCATCGTTTATACTTTCAGCCGTTCCTAATGTTTCCCCAAATGTGGCATTGAAGTTTTTTAGAACCTGGTCTTTTGACAAAAAGCCATCTTTGGCAAGTGCAAGTTGCTGCGACATTTCAGCTACATTTGCCCTTGCATCACCTGCCGCCCTCGTAAAGTCTTTCAGACTTGTTTTGTACGCTTCCAATGCTTCATCCTTGCGCCTGTCAAATACACCGGCAAGTGCCAAACCTAAAGCGGTTACTCCTGCAATAGCTAAACCTATCGCCCCACTTTTACCAAGTGTATTTACAATGGTTTTACCTAAGTTCTTGAATGAATTAATAGAATCGCCTATCTGGTTCAAGCCCTGAGATAGTGCCAACGCTGACTGAACTTTCAAAAGCTGTTTCTGCACTTCCTCACTTTCAACCCCAAGCAATCCCATTGCGCCTGTCAAAGCCGTAAAGCCTCCCAATACACCATTCAAAGCCTGACCCAATGCAACAAACTTCTTATCAGGATTAAAAGCATCCACAAGGTTCTTAGCATCTCCCAAACTATCCTGCAATTCAGCCACCCTTTTTGCGGCCATCCTCGCCTGTTCGGATGTTTCGCCGAACTCGTTAGACATGGCAATTAAGTCGCCCTGTGCTTCTTTTATCTGAGCTTTTAAGTCTTTTAAACTTTTTATCCCATCATTCGCATCGAGTTGTAGCCTCGCACCAATCGTTACATCTGCCATCAGTATATCGTATTAATCACTTTCAATAATTCCACCTTGCACACATCAGGCTCAGTGGCATTCCAATCTTCAATCTTATTCAGCCTCCAATATGAACCGTCAACGTATATCAGTTTAGAAAAATCCAACCCAAACACATCAGCATTATTCAGCTTCATATAACAGGTCATTAGCTTACTGTCCTTATCGGTAATCTCAGCCATATAAGGTGACCAATAAACGTTAAACTGAGTAACATTGATAGCTCCCGTTGCCAATGTGAAGTATAACTCATTCGGAACTCCAAAGTGTATATCATTCGCCGGTGCATCTGGATCGTCATAGTGGCCAGCATACCCATAAGTAGTGCCAGTATGCAAAATACTTACCCCGTTTAAAATATCCCAACTGGTAACACCGGTTATTTTTTTAGCCTGTAAAATCCTTATATTGAAAGCCGTCTTTTCTTCTACACTGTTGTTTAACTTGTATATAGCTGAAACAATCTTATCAACCCCCGAATAACCAACAAGGGGAGTGCCTGAGAATATTATCTCTAATTCCGTTTTTTCATTTGCCATCTCATAAAGAGAATCATAAACATAATCGCCGTAGTTCTCGTTATATGTTTTTCTGTAAAGGTCATTATAGTAATCACTATCCTGCTTAAACTTGAAGTTGTAAAAGCGACTGTTTAATTCACTCATTGGTTTTAGCCGTATAGGCTTTGACCTGTCAACCTTGTACGTCCAATCAACCACCCCTGACGGATTTAAGTCGTAGTAGTCTACATAAGGAGCAATCAAAATCTTTTTAGGATAAAGCCTGTCCTCATAAATGTATAAGTTGAATAATTTAACTACTGACCTAAGAAAATCAACCTGTGATATATTTTTCGGGATAGTGTCGTTTACTGTAATAGTATCGCCAACGTTTATATCGGCATAAACATCATTAGGGCTATTTATAGTCCAGATACTTTCTAAAATATCAACATAGTAAGTACCCAATCCGCCCCCGGTATTATTTACATCAACTTGAATTCTGAATATATCGCCGTTAGCTACCTGAACCGGTAAATCTGAAACCTGTAACCCAAATGTAACTTCATCTGCTGATGATCTGTAAACATCTCCAAAATCATATATAACACTGCCGTTTTTAAGTAGCTTAAAACTGAACGTAAAAAACTGTCCTAATAATCTTATGCTATGTTCAATATTAAAAAACGTCTGAAGTGTATCAGAACCCGTATAAGTGAATATGCCATTACTCCCGGATGCTGTAAATGAACCCAATACCGCCGTAGTATCATAAGTGATATTTTTAGGCGGTGGTGTTACAGTTTTTTCTATTAACCTATAACCAGAAGTAGTATAAACGTATAATAAAACGGATGTCCTCTTTTCAAACCTTTTTTGATTATTAGGGATTACAAGGTTTTTAAACCTTTGCGTATCTGCCAAAGGGAAAGAATAAGAATAGCCCGAATCCGAAAATATTTTTTCAATATATTCCCTAACGTAAAAAGCAGGCCTGAACGCTTTTATGTCATAGTCTATTTTATCCGTACTTACCTCTCCGTAATCAATCAAAGGATAGTAATACCCTGAGCCGTTAATATTCTCCCATGACCCGGTGACATTGGCGGCATTATAAACATGGTCGTAGGCTGAAAAATCAAGCTCATCAATCATATTATTACCCAAAGCAGCAACCAACCCACCCAGCTCCCCGAATACCGATACTTCGTATTCAATCTGCCCGTTATCAATGATAACCTCCAATACTCTCAAAGTACCTTTAAACACTTGTAACCTGTCCTGAAATATTAAACAGCTTGCACCTACTGAGGCGTTAAAGTTAGTCCCTACGTTATCATTGGCAGGTGTGTATGGATTCTGGATTTTAACATCAAAGATTGACCCAAATAGTTTGTTGTTATTTGCCGTACCTGGTAAAATAATCGTCTTTGAAAAAGTAGTGTTACGGGATGAAAAGTCTTTAATATCGTCAACCTGAAACGTCAACAAAGACGGATCATCTTTCATTACATCTAACTTCTTGCCCTCAATATAAATCTCCATCATAGGAACTGCGAATTATACATATCAGAAAATTCAACCGTTATTTGCAAAGGCGTAAGACGACTATTCGCATAAGTCCTATATTCATAACCCATCTCACTTACTATTACAGGCAGCATCTTACCTAATTCAACCAAATACAAGTAAACCTCTGGACTTCTAAACATATCAGAAAGCCACTCATATTCATCTCCTGTTAGTAAATGGCTTGTCATTAATAGCTTTGTGTTTGTTATAGTACTAAAACCCCTTCTTGACCCATAAAAAACATCATTTGATTCATAGGTTATAGTACCAGATGCGTTAATTTCCCATGGCGTCCTTGCGTATGTTTTTCTTTGTGTTTCAATTGTTTTTTTACTGACAAGACCGAAAGACTGAGATTCATAAGCCCCATATCGATTACACCATACAATAGTATGAGCAGGATATTTTGTTTCGCATAATAAATCTACCCTGTGCCTAAGATTACTACCGCCGTCTAAAATTTCTAAGTAACTCGCTGAACTATTAATCGTAACAAGACCAAATAAATTAAACTGCCTTATTGTGTTTTCAACATAGCCGCCCATATTGATAGATGTTGTAGACAATAGACCGCCCGAAGAATTATATTCTTTCAGTGAATAATCTGTTATACCGCTTACATTTGAGAATATTGGCAGTAAATTATATACTTGATCTCTGTGGTATTTAGTTACAGATGGCCTATTCGATAGTATGCCATTTGTTAAGCTATTTGAATTAGACGAGAACGGCCTTTGTATATAAGATTTAAAAGCATATCTGTCGGAACTATCTACTGTTATATTTGTATAAAGAACTCCATCGTACTGCTCTCCAAATTTAAGCCTATATGAAACCCTTGCGTTATAGTCAATTTGACTATTAGCCAAGTTGAGTCCATAAGTAGCGTAAGGCTGCAAGGCTTTTGAAATATCGAATATCCCCATCTTGTAAGTAGGGTCAGGTCTTGCTATCAACCGTTCAACCAGTGTACTGTCAACGTACACATCACACACATAGGAATAATCCGGATATGTAACCGGATCGTTTGCCTTAGTGGATTCATACACCACGAACAACATCTCATTATTTATCGAAGCGGTATCTGCCGCCGATGTCTTTATCTCAATCGCCATCTTTTAAACTTTCTATTATGTCGAGCCTGAAACCGGCTGCTAATTCTTTTCTAAATTCTTTCTCTGTTGCCCTTACTGCATTGGTGAAAAACTTTGTCGGTTTTATACCGTTCTTCTTTATGCTTGTAGCCACTGCCCATGCCAAACTTTCCTGGCTGTCTGCTTTTGCCCTTGTCCTTGCTATGCCCTGATCTTTTCTTTCTGTCTTACTTATGGCCTTGTACTTCATAGCCCTTCGGCCTCTGAGCCTCAACCATGCCTTTATGGACTTTTGCATCCCTTTGGATGGCCTGTTGTTTTTAAACTGATACTTTCCAGTTCCACCTTCAGTACCCTTCACGCCGTCATTAATGAACTTGTACCTGTCGAGTAATTCAATATCTAAACTGAGCTTTGAGCCGTCAATCTCAATGTCCCTTGCTATTATTGAACTTTCTAAATCACCGGAAGCGATACTGCCTTTTTTATTGAGATTCTTTTGCGCCTCTGTGATAAGATAGTCAGCCATTTTCACCAATACCTGAGCGGAATTACTTAGCGTAACTTTATCGCCCCTGTCGGTACTACCTAAGTTGTCCAACTGAGCCGCCTGCAACTGTTTATTACCGCTTAGTATTGGCATCCTTACTTAATTTTTCCATGTGTGCATTATAATTCCTCAAATAGACCAGATGATTTAAAAAACTCATCACATCTTTATCCCAAAACTCCCATAGGCTTATGCCCTCAAAATCTGCGACCTGTTTGGCATTATAGAGCCAGCCAAATCGTTCATTAAACCCGTCATCGCTTCTGTCGCTGCCCTCGGATTCATCCCCTTCTGTATCAACTGCCTTAGTAAATAATTCTCCAAACTCTTCATGGAATCGGCGAAGAGCTGACAAAAAAAAACACAGGTAGGATAAATATCTACGAGCTTCGCATCCTGTAATTTTTCCGCTATTTCGCTGTGCTTATCCGCTTCATGCTTTCCCGTCTTTGTGTTATAGGTAAGTGAGGCCATTATGTAGTGGCAATTCTCCACCACATCTTTACTGACAAAGTGATTGACAGTAACATACTGCCCCCTGGTTAGCTTTGCCGGTTCGTAGGTTATCCCGTAACCGCAAATGGTTCTTTCTGGTTTTGATTGGGGAAGGGGAGAGGATAAAACTTCCTGCACCTGCTTAGCCAACTTATTAAATTCAGGTATTGATAGTTCCTCTACCTCGTTTGTGGTCTTGCCTGAAATAGCAGCCACTAATTCGGTTAGCTTTTCTTCTGTTGGCAGGTCGGATTTATTGATCTTGTAGATTTCCTGAAACTGCCCCAATGTTATGTCTTGAATAGTCATAACAGTAAATGGCAGAACCTTCAAAGTGTTCAAACGAAAAAGCCCCCGTAGAAACGGAGGCCGGTAAACGTTATCAGCTTTTGAGCTGACACCACTAATTTACTAAGCCCATGAATAGTTACCAAAACTTACCGACTGCTTATGACAGTCAACGGCTAAAGCTAAGGCACACACACAGTCATCATGCATCCCTTCGGGAGCCGAATATCTTACCCCCATTCTTGTATGCAGAAATTCAAATTGTTCTAATTCATCCGTAATAATGCCCTCAGGGAAAAATACTTTACGGTTCTGGATGGCAAATGATAACCCCTCCATTAACTGCTGCTTGCTGTATTGGCTGAATTTAAAGCCGGTTACATTCCCCCGTTTACTTTGCAGCTCCTCAGCGATAGGATCCCCCACACCGGTACTATCTACTTTCATGGGTACGTTAGGCAGTGCTAATACTTCCTGTATGGTCTGCCGCCAGTCCTTTTGAAACCTTTGAAAGTGGCAAACCTGCCCGAACTGGTCAAGCCCTATGATTGCTGTGTAGTCAGTTGACTTGGCGAAATCAACTCCGAAACACACGGGGGGCAGGGTACTGATTGGATAGACACATTGCCTGATGTACTGAAGTCCAAACGGATTCGAGCCATCTTCACTTGCTTCGGCAAGGTAAAGTTCTCTGAACACGGCCTCTGGTAAGTCCCTTTTAGCCTGTTCAATTTCTTCCTCTTTGATGATCCCTTCCCTTGCTGCATCGTAAGCTGTGATTTTAAAATATTCGTAATCCGGCTCACCGTTCTTTGCCCTCAATCCCATTCGGTAACCCCAATTCTTTTTTCCTTTTACGTTACCGATAAACTTACATTTACCATTGGTAGCCGTTAGGGTAGAACGTAAGGCATGCCATGCTTCCTCCCTTGCCCTTGTGAACTCGTCAAAGACGGCAGCATAGACATCATCACCATAAAGACTATCCGGCCTTTCTGCACTCTTAAATTGAATTTTTGCGCCTGTTGGTAGGGTTAGCGTTAATTTAGAATCGTTATGCTTAAAAAAGTTCCTGTCCGTTACCTGGTTTTTCATTCGGTTGTAAGCGATCTCAGCCTGTGCAAAGATGGGAGCCACCCACCAAACGGATTGGTTAGGTTTTAATTGTAGCACCAAAGGCTGTTCAAATAACCAGATAATATGTGAAGCCGTCTTGCCTGTCTTTGTGGCCGCTTCGGTCACAGTAAACCTTGCCTTACTGTCAATAATAGCCTTCTGGTACGAAGTTACGAAAGGTCTTTGATATTTAATCTTGGGCATCCGGCCAATCGTTTAGGTCAATGGTATAGTTCCCTGATTCATTGTATTTTGTGGTTACCTCCGTCCACTTAGGCATTAATGATTTCAGGCTTTCATCTTTCATTTTCCTGTACTCCGTTCCATCTCCCACATCATGCCCAATATGTTCAGCCTGTAATCCTTCAATGTAGTAGTTAATGAACCCGGAACAGTTAAGCCGGTAAGCATAGTCCGCATCGTTAAAACTGTACGGGTCAAAATCGGTATTATAATAACCAACTTTTCTGACTGCTTTCATCGGGTGGAATACAGAACCAAAAGCACAGGGAACGATCCTAACGTTTACCGTATTAATGTTTTTTAGTTCCCCATACCCTTCGACACAGTGAATTCCCGCCATACCAGTCTCAGGTATTAAGGTTGCCGCCTCCACCATTCTGAACAGCCAGTTATTGGGTAGTAAAATATCGTTAGCCATTACAACAATAGCATCATAGCCTTTAGAATTATCAATGCCGTAATTAATGGCTGCACTGATACCCTTCATGTCAACCTCTATAAAATCAAAAGGATAACCCGCATTCCCAAAATTGTGATTCTTTGTCCGTTGGCTGTGTGTCTTTCTCAGGTAGTCTAAGAATATTACATTAACCTTCATACTTAAATACTTTTGTCCATTCAGTAGGGCATTTAGGTTCATCAATTAAAACCCATCCGTAATGATTGAAGATATAAACCCATTCTGACTGTTCTTTTACGTTGATATGCCCCCAATAAACATCGTTTTCCGTCCGGTGTGAAGTAGATGAAAAGATGAAAAAATCAGCCTTTACCGACCTCAGATACTCATGCACCTGCTCATCTTTCATGTGTTCAAAAACCTCAATAGAAACTACTACACTGCACTTAGTAGGGTAGCCTGTAATATCATTCAGCTTTACACCTCTTTTGGCGGCAAACTCCCTGTGCGGCAATGATGGATCAATACCATAGTATTCTATTCCCTTAGTAATTAATACCTCCCCAAGTGTTCCAACACCTGCGCCTATCTCGACAACCAAACCGTTTGCGTATTTTGCGACCAAATCAGCCGCTGCACTCATCAGGGTGTAGTATGCCGGATTATCGGGAGTAATACCGTATTCTATTTCTTTATCCAAAAACCCTTGTGGATCAAGCGGCTCTTTCATTAATTAATTTTTGATATTCTGCATCAATAGGAACGGCATCGAATTTTGGTGAATATGGAATAGGTTGTAATTCCGGCAAACCTTCATCAATAAGCTTCATGGTTTTTATCAAAACTTCCTGTTCAGCGTTTCTTTGCTTTATGTATAAATCCCTGATACTGTCACCTGATTCTATTTCGATTTGCTTTTGCATTATACCTGTTCCCATGTCAATTCTGTGATCAATGAAATGGGAAGTAACCCCAACAGGCAAGCCTAAGATTAACGACCACTTGAGGTTATCCAAACCCCTGTTACCGGGGAGAATACCAGGGTGAACGTTTATAATTCCTTTGTACTGTTCAATAGTGGATTGTTTCAATATCCTTGCCCCTAAAATAACCCCGTATTCAGATTGGTAGTATAGGTCGTTTCGGTAATCGTCATGGTCGCAAACCATAAACTTAAAGTCGAGCTTCTTACATATCTGCCGGGGGTGGATTAAGTATTCACCTTTTGGAGTTATTCGGTATTCTGACTGTCTGAAGTTTAAAGGCTTCTTATCCTGAAGGATAACCATGTCAGGTACAAACCCATTCATAAACAGGTTGAATAACCCTGCCTGAGTTTTCCAGTGTTCAAAGTTGTATGCAAAGACTACGAATGTCATTAGTGTATTATAAACCCCGAATGAATGTACCCCGGTTTAAAATCCGGCTTTGTATTCATATACTCGTAAACTATCTGCCCGTCCTGATCTCGCCACCTTACAAGCCATACGGTACGTTCAAACCTTCCTGCCTCGTTTATTGACAGGCAGGTATAAGTATTCCGCTTTACCCATATTTCTTTTGGATAGCAGGATGACAGGAAGATTAGAAATATGATTAGTAGTTTACTCATTCAAATATTTATCAGCCTTTTCAAGCATCTTGCCAACGCAATCAGTACACCACCACATTACAGTATAAC